AGGGTTCACAAGACTTCAGAAAGATAATCCTGCCCTTAACAACGAAGAACTCTGCGATTTGCATATAAAACTACATGATCAGAAACCTTACGACTTTTCTAGAGATAACCTTACCGAAGAATGTTTTAAACTTTTGTCAAAAAACAAAATTGATGAGTGCCTAAATTACATGTCGGAATCTGTGAAAGAGTGGGAACAAATAAACAACAAAAGGAGCAAAAATGATAATAAATAATGAAATAAAAACATATATTAAAATCCCTGCGGAGATTCCCGAACAAGTCGGGATTACTTATAAAACAACTGAAAAAATGGGTGGAGATGCAGGTCATGGAGGTTATACGGATTTGTCTTTTTTCTTTGAACAAGGCGCCGAGGTGCTTTTGGGAAACGATAAGGGCGAAAAAATTTATCATCATGAAAATACTGATTACGATCCTATTAGAATAACCGTCAGGGTTTGCGGCGACTGGGAATACGAGGGAATGAAAAATGCTTTAAAAAAACTTGGATTAAGACTTGTTTCTAAAGATTTAAATCAAGAAGCAGCATAATCATGTCCGTAAAACGAATCACCTGGCAAATCGAAATCCTCGAGCGGGCCAAGAAAAGCCTGATCGACGGCCGGCTGGTCATAGCACGCAGTCGGCTGGATATGGCGCTGCACATCGCCAAGGAGCTACTGAAGCGTGCGCAGACGTACCAGAAGCGGGACGCGGAGAAGAAAAAATGAGGGCGTTATCGTGGCTTCTATACTGGTTAGGAGACCTAGTTAGCAGGACTTTGTGCCGCTGGGGCTTAGCCGGATCGCTCTACCAGAAACTGATGCTCTGGTCGGTTGAGTGCGACAAGGATTTTAACGTCTGGAAAGAAGTCAAACCCCGCAAAAAAAGGAGAAAACGCAAATGAAACACCTAGGCAAAATCACTTTTGGTAAATCACGGCCTGCGCCCAAGCAGATTCTGGTCGACGTAACCTATGACGCCAAAACGGCAAAGGCTCTCCACGCATTTGGGCTGAAGCAGCTAAAGAAAGACCCCGAAGCGGTGATCGAGTACGTCATCGTCAAGGCGTTGGAAGGGTTTGCCAAAAAATGATTGCACTGCCCCCAGCCACCGAGGCCGTTTACCACAACGGGGCGCCGGAAGGTGAGCGCAACAATCAGCTATTCCGCATGGCGCTGCAATTCCGTGACCAGGGCTTGTCGCAGTTTGATGCGGAGTCAGAGGCAGAGATCTGGGGCTTTAAGAATGGGCTAACGCAGAATGAATGCGTGGCGGCCGTAAAATCCGCTTACAGCAAGCCAGCTAGGGAGGCGTGGCGGCCTAAAGCCAAGTACGGCTATCAGAACGGGGCGATCGTGCGTGAGGATCTGCCAGTGCCGCCCATGCCGATCAGCGTGGAGAGCGGGCCGGTCGACAAGTTTCTAACCACCTGCTTCGACGTGGGTGATAGCATCAATATCTGCCGATCCATTAAGGACGGCGATCGCGAGCGGCCGGACGGTGCGGGCGAGACTCGCACCCGTGAGGAATGGCTAGAGATGTTTAAAGGCGACGGGTTGGCAACGTGGCAAGGCGATGCAGTTGGAGTCTACGTGTCGATTAACGCGAACAACGGTAAGAACCGCAAAGCCGAATCGATCACCAAGTTTCGCCACTGCCTAATCGAGTTTGATGAAAGCACGATGGCTGAACAGTGGGCGATTATTAAGCGCAGTGGGTTACCTACTTCGTCTATTATAAAGAGCGGATCAAGAAGCCTGCACGCTTGGGTGGAGATTAGGGCAGCCAATGCCAAGGAGTTCGCTGAAAGAGTCGATTTTATTTACAAGCACCTAGAGCACAGCAAGCCCGATCCAGCCAACAAGGACGCAGGCCGGTTGTCGCGGTTGCCCGGTGCGATGAGGACGGCCACAGGCTTGCAGCAGGAGTTGGTAGAGTGTGGCGCACCTACTTTGACCTACATGGAGTGGATGGAGCGCACGATCTACGGTGATATTCCGGAGCCGTATAGCTGGGAGCAGTTAGTAAATTTCAAGGAGGATGCCGACATCACGCAACTGCTAGGCAAGCGGTGGATTTGCCGTGGCGGTTCAGCGTTGTGGGTGGGAAGCAGTGGCCTTGGTAAGAGCGTGCTGTGCTTACAGGCCGCAATCACCTGGGCGGCCGGCCGTGATCTGTTCGGCATCAGCCCACATGGCAAGCCGTTGAAGTCGCTGATCGTCCAAGCAGAGAACGATGAAGGCGACGTGGCAGAGGCGCTGCAGGGCATCCTAAAGGCTTTGTATTTGACCGCAGAGGAGCTGGATCGTGTGAAGCAAAACATTGTGATCGTGCGTGACTGCACATCCACAGGTGAGCGGTTCGTCGATAGGATGCGCCGCTTGGCTGAAAAGCATAAACCTGACCTAGCCTGGGTAGATCCGTTGCTGGCGTTTATCGGTGGGGATTTATCCAGCCAAGAGACTGCCGGTGGCTTTTTGCGTAATTTGCTTAACCCGCTCGCCCTATCTGGCGGATTTGCTTGGATGCTTATGCACCATACCCCAAAGCCCACACGGGACGGCAGCGGTTACCAAGGCCACGATAAGGCGTACAGCGGATTTGGATCTAGCGAGCTGACGAATTGGGCCAGAGCCGTTTTAATGCTGTCTCCTTGCGGTCAGGATGAGCAAGGAACGTACACATATAAGCTTGAGGTGACCAAGCGCGGAAAGCGGTCTGGCTTGCGTCCTAGCGTCACTGCGAGCGATTTTATAGCCAGCAAGACGCAACCCTTAGTCCACTTAAAGCATGCCGACAGAGGGATGGCGTGGATTGAAGTAGGGGCGCCTGAAAAGTCGGTAGGCAGAAAGGCTATGTCGATCGATTGGGGCAAGTTACCCGAAGGGGCTAAATACAGCCAAGTGGTCGCATTCGTACAACAGGCCACCGGGTTGCAGGAACGGCAAGCGAAGGCCCGTGTAAAGCAGGCCAAAGAGGACGGTCTGATTGAAGAAACTGAAGCTGGTTTATTCAGCAAAAAGGTGACAAATGAGCCCTTTTAACGTTAGTGCAGTAACCCTTATTGCACTAGTGCAGTATTTGGGAGCATGTAGGTGCAGTAATAATGGGCCTTTAGGCCCAATTATTGCACTAATGCAGACGACCGTTTTCATTAATGCACTAACGACTGCACTAGCGAGGTTAATCTAATATGATAGATCAGGAAGCAATCGAAAGAATTCCGGCGGTTATTCCGCATCCAGCAAGCATGATCGATAGCTTGCAAGACTTGGTCTTTGAGTCATGCGATGACCTAAAGATTACAGTCACGACTTCAACGGTTGCGACTATCACGAAAGTAATAGAGCACCTAATGGATAAGTCTGCCGATCACCCGGCTATGGCCAACCGAACGGACACGCTGGGGCATGCGGTCTTAAACATATCTCTTAACCGTTCGCCTGAATCAATGACGGCCGTGGCTAAGCGCTACGGCATCACTAAGCAGGCGATCAGTAAGAAAGTCACAGAAGTCTATGACCGGCTAGGTATCCGAGCGCGATCGCAGAAGAGCGAAAAGGCCCGGGAATCCTACCGCAAACGGGCATACCGTGTTCACGCAAAGCGGCGGCGTGAAGCACCTAAATTCAACATGGCCGCACTAAAGAAAGGTATTAAAAAATGAAATTACTATCCGTAATAAACAAACTAAACGAAACGCGAGACAAGGCGATTGAGCTGGTAGGCAGGACGATTTCACTGGCATCAGATGCTGGCGAGATCATTGCGGTTGCACGTACTGAAGGTAAGGACGTGCAGGCTATATGTGAGGAAGCAGGGATTACTGAAGAGGTTGGCAAACGATATGAGAAAGTCGCAGCCACTCAGAAGCGATTGAGCAGTGGCGATGCAGATCCCAGCCTTATGCGTCAGACTTACCTACGCATCGGCATTTTGCCCGACCCCATCACGATGAGCGAGCCAAGCGAACCCAAGCACTTCCTGTTTCCTATTATGAAAGCAAGGCAGTGGCTTGCGTCGAGAGGCGCAAAATTTATTGCCCAGGACAAGGCGCTGAAGGAGCAATTCCTTGCGGAGGCCGAGCCGATCGTGAAGGCGTACAACGACCTGCGGGGGGCGGCCTAGGTTGGCCAGCTTGCGTAAGTGCCTAAGGAATCTTTTGATTTTTTTAAAAAAGGCCGCGATGGCAAAGACATTCGGTAATTTCTTGAGTTTTACGCAAAAACATTGAATGACGTTATGGGACGCCGACCAAACACCGCAATCCTAGCTCAAGCCGCTGCCACCGGCGTGGGTTTGCGCCAAGCCCGTCGCCAGCTTGAGAAAGGGCAGGCGGTTGCGACCGCAAAGCCTATGAAGCCGATCGCCGGGATAGGATTAGACGGCGAGATCGATCGACTTGAATCGCTGGCGGCTACGCTTGGCGAGGCAGCCAAGGAGGCCAGCGGTCCGGAGCGGTCGTCACTGATAGGCGATTACACCCGCGTCGTGGAGGCACTGCGAAAAATGAAGGGCGACCGGCCCGACATCAACGAGGCGGAGGGCAAAATGGTGCCGATCGACGAGGCAGACAAGATACTGGCACGCCGGACTAACGCACTAATCCCACTACTGCTTGGCATGCCCAAACGCCTAGCGCCTATCTGCGCTCACCGGCCAGCCGCCGAGATCCAGAAAGAGGTGGAGAACGAGGTGGGGCAAGTAATGCGACAAGTGCAGGCCGCACTGTGAAGGCAGCCGAACAGCTACTCAAACGCGAACGCGACCGCTGGAACTTCGAGCCACCGCCCAGCGTGATCGAGTGGGCCGAAAAAAACATCCAGCTAGATAGCAGGATAACCGCGCGCCCAGGTCTTTACTCAACCAAGTACACGCCTTACGTGGCGGGCGTACTGGAAGCTCTGGCCGATCCGGGCGTCCATACCGTCAGCCTTTGCTGGGGATCGCAGACAGGCAAGACGCTGACGCTGGCCATCTGGCTTGCGTATCGGATTGCGAACGACCCAGCGCCAGCGCTGCTCGTAATGCCGAACGCGGATCTGGCTAGGAGCTACAGCGAAACGCGACTGACTCCGATCTTTGAGAAGTGCAAGCCAGTGCGGGCGCTGTTCCCATACGACAGCGACGATTTTAAAATCCTAGAGATGCAATTTACCAGCATGACCCTTAGCCTGGTTGGATCGAATAGCCCAGCCAACATCAGCTCGCGTCCGATCTGCATTGCGGTACTGGACGAGCTGGACAAGTTCGCCCCACCGACCGAACGCGAGGCGGCCGCTTACAATCTGGCGCTGGAACGGACAAAGGCTTTTCCCAACCGCAAGCACGTACTGACTAGCACGCCGACGTTAAGCACGGGCGATATATGGCAGAACTATCAGGCAGGAACGCAGGAAACTTTCCACGTCCCTTGCCACGCTTGCGGTGAATTTCAAGCGATGGAGTTTGGGCAAGTGCGTTGGGCAGACAGCGCACGCAATCCTGACGGCAAATGGGACTTACAGAAAGTGGGTGAGACGGCCGCCTACCATTGCACGAAGTGCAACGAGCCGTGGACTGAGGGCCACAGGCGATCAGCCGTAGAACAAGGCAAGTGGGTGGCGGCAAATCCAAACGCAGAACGCGGAAGGCGAAGCATGCGACTGCCTAGCTGGTACTCGCCGACCGTCACCTTTGCGGATTGCGCCAAACAGTTCCTAACTCAAAAGCATTATCTGCACGGCTTGCAAGGATTCGTGAACGGATGGAGTGCGATGCCATGGGAGGATCAGTTTGACGACGACAAAACAATCGACATCCCGGCCGGTGCGTTTGCGAAAAAGCAGGATTGGGAAACGGAACATATTAAACTGGCAGCCATAGACAGACAGATCGACGAGTATTGGTTTGTGGTAAGGGCATTTGCTAGGGATGGAACGAGTAGGCTGATTGACGAAGGCCGGGCACGAACGATTGAGGACGTGGCGCAACACCTGCACACGCTAGGCGTTCAACCGAAGCACACCGCGATGGATAGCGGATATGAGACGCACGATTCGTACAGAATCTGTGCCCGCTATAAGTACACGGCATTAAAGGGCGAAGAGCGTCCTGCCTACTGGATCGAAACACCACGCGGGCGGATGAAGTCAGTACACTCGGCCGAGCAACCTACTGACGCGGGCTGCATGCTTCTGCTACTCAGCTCGCCAGCCTGTCAGGATCTGCTGGCATGGTTGCGACGAGGGCAGGGGCCACGCTGGGAAATTGCGCATGACGTAAGCCCGGACTATCGCGAGCACATGAGCAGCCACAAAAAGGTGCATCGGATTAACCGCAAGACAGGGCGCGATCATTACGAATGGATACGGATCAAAAGCAGGCAAGATCACTTGTACGATTGCGAAACATATCTGGCTGGCTTTGCCGTGTACGGAAAAGTCATTAGGCCGACCGCTTCACTGGATGAGGAATCGTTGACACCCGTGGCGACGTGATGGCTATTTCCCGCAGACTTACGCGGGCAGTTGCGACGAACTACCTGGCTCAAGCCTCCGGAGTTACCGCAAGCGCCCTGACTAACCTTGCCACTGACCGCAACGCGGCAATGACGGGCGCAGCATCAGGCCGTGCGCTGGTTGGATCTTCAGCAGGCGGGCAGTCAGCCAGCTTCCAGATCGATCTTAAACCTACCGAACGGGTTGAGTTATTTCAGGCCGCAATCGATTACCTAAACGGCGTACAGGTCACACGCACTAGCGCCTCATTTTCTTATATTCTGGATAGCTGATTATGGCACAGAAACTTTCACTCGTGGCTCGGATGGGCGCAGGGATCAAAGCGTTCGGAGCTGGATTCGGTGCAGGCATCAGCACGTTCCAACCCTACGAGGGCGCAGGCTTTTCCCGCAAGCGTCCAGTCATCTATGGAGCACATGCCCGCGACTCTCGCCTAGATCTAAACGAAGCCACACGGGTTGAGCTGCTCAAGCTCGCTCGGCACATGTACCGCAACGTGGGGCTAATCAAAGGGGCGGTGGATAGCATCGCCACCTATTCAATTGGGCCAGGACTCCGGCCACAGTATCGCGGCGCAGACCAAGACTTTGGCAGACTGTGTGAGGAATACTGGCGCGACGTGGTAGTGCCATCGCCCGAAGTTACCGGCCGGATGACTTGGACAGATATGCTGCTGGCGTTATCACGATCGATCGACGTGGACGGTGACGTGTTTGTAATCATGACGGAAAAGGGAAAGCTACAAATTGTCGAAGGCCACCGCGTTTGCGAAGGCGACGACTACGGAACTTCTGACGGCGTGTTCCTCGGAAAGCTTGGCGAGCCTACTGGCTATTTAGTTCAGACAGGTGAGCTGTACCGAAAGCTGGGCGCAGAGACAGTCATTCATTTGATGGAACTGGAACGGCCGGATCAAATCCGTGGCGGCTCTTCACTAGCTCGCGCATTGAACCATGTGCGTGATTTAAAAATGCTAGGCGAGTTTGAGAAGGACGCATTAAAATTACAGGGATCGATTGCGGCAGTCATCACGACAGACCAAGGCGACGAGCTGGCCGGGCAGGGCGGATTCTTTGGAACCGTGCAGGCTCAAGACACTGGCGAACCTACGATCGCCCGCGAGGAGATTACCAGCTCGGCAACCATTCCTCGCCTTTCACCTGGCGAAAAGATTGAGATGATCGGGCCGAACAGGCCGCACGCTGGCTTTGAGCCTTTCGCCAAGTTCCTGATTCGCGACGTGGCCATGGGCCTCGGCCTGCCAGTTGAATTCGTTTACGACCCAGCAAGCGTCGGCGGGGCAGGGATGCGGTTTATTGTAGCAAAAGCCCAGCGCAGATTTGAACAACGGCAACGCCTACTCATCGATAGATTCTGTAATCGCGCATGGCGCTACTTCATCGGCGGCGCGATTGCCAACGGCGATCTACCTGCCGTGGAGGATTACGCAAAGGTAACGTGGCAAACTCCGAAGTCACTAACCGTGGACGCAGGTAGAGAGGCACAGCAGGAACGAGAGAACTATAAAGCGGGACTATCCTCCCTCCAAACCTACTTTGGAGAATTAGGTCAAGATTGGGAAGAGCAGGTCAGACAAATTGCGAAAGAGCGTGAATTTGTTGCATCGATTGGGACTGTCGCCCCACAGACCGATGTGGCGGCCCCGGTGGAAGTAGTTAAGGAAGCACCCGCAATCGACGAACCCACGCCAGTTAATCCTGAGAAAGATCCGAACGCTGGCCCAGATGCGGAACTAAGCGCAAAGGTTGAGCTAGATTTGCCAACACAAAACGCAGGCGAGACTGATGACAAGTTTATGAATCGCTGCATGGGCAATCCAACAATGGTGTCGGAGTTCCCAGAAAACGATCAAAGGGCAGCCGTTTGTGCTAGGCAGATGAAACTATCTGCCAAGCCACAGACAGAATCTTTCACCATGCTGGACGATCCCGATTACAAGCTCAGCGACAAAGAACTAGACATGATCGCGAGCGCAATCGGGCTTAAAAAAAAAGAAAAAATAGAATTAGCTAAACCCACGGCCGGCATGATTGCCGAAGCTAAGAAGGGGCTAGAGTGGCGTCGGGAATACAAGCGGGGCGGGACTGAGGTGGGCGTGGCTAGGGCACGCGATATAATCAATAACGTAGACTTTCCGGATGAGACAATCGCCCGCATCAGCTCATACCTAGCGAGGCATGAAGTGGACAAAAAAGGCCAAGGGTTTAACCCTGGCGAACCGGGATTCCCATCGGCAGGCCGGATAGCTTGGGCGCTTTGGGGTGGCGATCCTGCCCAGAGCTGGGCAGCGGTACAGATGCGCCGGATCGCCCGCGAGATGGCGGCTCGGCCGGGGCCGAAGTCAGCCAGCCAAACACCCGCGCCAGCAAGTGAGCGTAAGAAGGGCAGTGATACGAACCCAGCCGGCACAGCTTCCACCAAGTCAAAGGCAGGCGATATCGAGATCAGCGAAGCCGTCGAGCAAACTTTAAAAAACAAAATAGCCGACTTTAAAAAAAGCTACCCCAACCGCAAGGCGCCCAGCTTAGGGGCACTCAAGAAAGTTTTTCGCAGGGGTGCCGGCGCTTTCTCAACCAGCTTCAGGCCAACGATCGGCGGGGGAAGGCCCAACAGCCGGACAGCCTGGGCGATTGCCAGGGTAAACAAATTCTTAAAGATGGCAGGCGGCGGCGAGGTAAAGAAAAGCTACCGCGAAGCTGACGGCGATCTGCTCTAAAGTTGACGTTCTCCTTGGCCTATATGGCCAACAAACTAAACAGCGTTTCTATTTTAACGGTTGGAGAGGCTAGGGGTCACAACCTCAAGATCGACCAAACCTCGCTCGAGCAAGCGCTCAAAGTGGCGCAAAGCATGAAGCGGATCAAAGTGACCATGGGCCACGGCGCACCCGTCACCGGCATCCTTGGTTACATCGATAATTTCTCAATCAAAGGCGACCGACTGCTGGGCGATCTAAACCTCTTTAACACTAACGAGGCGCAGTTTGTCGAGCAGTTGGCCCAAGTGTTGCCCGAAGGCTTTGGCATCTCCCTTACCTTTAGCGGCGTGCCTGAGATCATGGGGGCTGAGCGCTTTGCCCGAGTGACTGAAATCTATGACTGCTCAATCGTTTCTGAACCAGCCGCCAATCCCGCAGGGATGTTTTCTGCCTTCTCAGCAGTTGACATGAAAAAACTTCAAATGAACGAAGCACCTGTCGAAGTCAAAAAGGAGTTGAGCGAGCCGACCGTAGAGGCCGCACCTGTATCTGCTCCTATCGTCGAAACCGCTCCTGCTCCCATCGAAGCAAAGGCCGAACTAGCTGAAATGCCCGAAGAGAAAAAGGACGAGCAGAAGATGGCCGAGCCTACTCTGACCGACATCGCGGGGATGTTGACCAAACTAATCGGCATGCTGACTCCCAAGATCGAAGAGGACGAAGATGACGAGGAGATGGGTTACAAAAAAGAAGAAATGTCCAAGGCCGACGACAAGGCCGTGACCACTTTGGAAAAAGCCAAGGCCGACGCTGCTGGCGCAGTGGCGGTTCCCGCTGAATCGAGCCAACCGCTCGGCCGGGCAGAAATCCTCAATCAATTCAACGCGGAAAAGAATCCGGCCCGTCGGTCGGAACTGCTCCGCAAACTCGGACTGTAATCCAGTCCACTAGGAGAACACTACAATGGCCAACACAATCGGAACAACGAATGCCAATGTAATCGCTCAGAGGGCTCTCGAGATCCTCGTGGCAGATTACAGCTTCCTCAGAAACTCCGTCACGGATTTCAGCAGCGAAGCAGCTAAATACAACGCCTCGATCTTTACTCATCGCATCTCTGCGACAACCGCCCAGGACTATTCCCAGGCTAATGGTTACGCAGCGACTGCAACCACCCAGACGGACGTGCAGATCACTCTGAACAAGTTCAAGCACGTTTCGTACTCTGTGGACGATCAAGAGCGCACCAGCTCCAACATCAACCTGATCGAGCGTTTCGCCGGCGCAGCCGCGCACGCCCTCGGGTTGCAAATGGTTGGGGATTTGCTCGCTCTCGTGACTTCCTCCACCTTCACCAGCGCATTGACGGTTGCTTCCAGCGCCTTCTCCTACCGCTCGGTAGTGTCGGCCGGAATCACCCTCAACAACAGCAACGTGCCAGTCAACGGCCGGTACGCTGTTCTTAACCCCAGCTTCTACGGCGCACTCTTGAATGATACGACCGTCGTGGCCAATCCTCAGATCACCGGCGACCTCGTTCGCACGGCTGGGATCGGCAACGTGGCTGGATTCAACATCAACCAGTACAGCGCAGTCCCCGGAAACAGCATCACGCTCGGCGGATTCTTCGCCCAGCAGGAAGCCCTGTTGATCGCGGCCCGCGTTCCTGAAGTTCCGACCGGCGTTCCCATCCCTGGGGACATCTCGGTTGTGACGGAACCCCGCACTGGCCTATCCGTTCAAGTTCGTGAGAACTACGACGTGGTCAAGGGCATGCTGCAACGCACCTACGCTCTGATCTACGGCGTGAAGGCCGGAGAAACCTCCAGCCTCGTGCGTATCAACGGTAGCTAATTCACTCGGGGAGGGCGGTGGGCTGAAAGGCTCACCGCCCTTTCCACTTTAAGAAATCCTCATGTCTGAATTTACAGAAGCGTTAAAAGAAAGTCTGGCCGCTCTATACGATCAAACTGGCACGGCAGCCACAATCGGTTCTACTTCAGTCACTGGCATCCTTTCGACGATTACCCGCAAAGAAAGCGTGGAGCTTGGCGGGTTTGATTTGGATCTTAACTCTACCTTTACCATTGACGTGGCGAACTTAGCCACAGCTCCCACAATCGGATCTATTCTGCTGGCCAACTCAGTCAGCTATCGAGTGGCGTCGATTGATACTTCTGTAGGTAGTTACGTGCTCGGTTTGCGAGAGATTTAACCGTGGCCACTCGAAATCCTAAAATCTCCATCTACATGATCGCCGGGCACGAGGCGCAATTTATTGACCGCTGCCTTACCGCCTTTAAGCCATTCTGTGACGAGCTAGTGGTCTGCATTGCCCAAGGCGGGCGACCTGACGACGGCACGCGGGCCATCGCTGAAAAGTCAGGCGCCAAGATCATTGAATACAAGAACGCACCGGCAGGCGCGAGCTGGCCGCACGTCGATAACTTTGCCGCCGCCCGCAACACCGCATTGGATGCCTGCACCGGCGACTATGCGGTATGGGTGGATTGCGATGATTTGCCTCATAAAGACCTCAAAAACGCTTTAAAAAGGGGCGTGGAAGCGTTTGAGCAGAATCCCAAGCTCGGCATCTATGCGGGCGTCTATGACGTTATAAACGCCAAATTAAGGCCAGTACGTGAGCGCATGGTAAGGCGTATAGACGGCGTATGGTCTGGGAGGTGGAACTATGCCGTGCATGAGGCGCTATTGCCCAATGCTGGGCTAGAATCTGTGGGCGAACAGGCAGTATGGGTGGAGCATCACCCAGGTGGCTATAAGCCAAACAGCGCCGATCGTAATCTCCGTATCCTTCAGGGCCAGTTAAGCGAGGCAGGCAAGTATGCCTACTACTACCAGCAGGAACTTTTCCTAGGAAATCGCAGGACGGAATCAGAGCCGTGGTCGCATGTTGCGGCCGTCTGGCCGGGGCAAGAGGCCACGCTGGCTTACGAGGCGGCATGCAATCAGGCCACAGCTACGCAAGACCGCACGGTCAGGATCGGCCTATATCAAAAGGCCCATCAGATGAATCCTGGGCGAAGAGAGGCGATTTACTTTTTAGCTAGGGAAGAGGCCAGCGTGGGTGCGTGGTTGCAGGCTTATCACTTGCTGAAATCTGCCATGGTACAGCCCGATCCAGGCGTAAAGATCTGGAACGCCCAGCGCACGATTTACGACTTTGAGTGCATTGATTTATACCTAGCGGCCTGCAAAGCCGTGGGCGATACGGCTGAAGCAGAAAAGATTGAGAAGATGTGGCGGGCACAAAAGCCCGTGAAGATTAGCGTATGCCACGCCACGCGAGGCCGACCTCAGGAGGCCATTAACGCCCGTATCTTGTGGATGAAAAAGGCGGCAGATCCAGCGTCAGTCGAGTGGATCTACTCAGTCGACGATGACGACCCTAAAGCCGACATGCTGAAAAATTGGGGAATCGTTAAAGGTAAGGGCGGATGTATTGCCGCTTGGAACAGGGCGGCCGAAATAGCCCGTGGAGAGATTATCATTCAAGGCTCTGACGATTGGGACCCTCCGCTGCATTGGGACAAGATAATCACCGACAGGATTGGCGATACCAGCAAGCCCAAGGTACTGGCAATTTCCGACGGCCACCGCAAAGACGATCTGCTGTGCATGGCAATCCTCACCAAAGCACGGCTGCAAGATCAGGGCGCCATGTTTGCCGCTGAATATGACGCATGCTCCGGAATATTTTCGGATAATGAATTTTCCAATAGAGCTGCTTACGACGGCGTCATCATTCCTGCTAAGGACATCGTATTCACTCACAATAATCCGCTCTTCACCGGCGCAGCGCAGGATGCGGAATTTAAACGCCACAACGCGAAAGAGAACTATGAGCTTGGCGAAAAGATATTTAAGGAACGTAACCCGTGATTCATACCCACAACGCACTGCGTTTGGGGGACAACCTGGTGCAGTTAAATTTTCTGCGTCGGCTATGCCTACAAAATCCAGATCTTGAGATTACTCACTATCACAATCCAGAGCTGTGCAAGTTTGAGGAGATTGATGCCTTGCGTAGCGACATGTCTTTACGGGTACGCATTAGACCAATCAGCGAAGCGCCATCTGATAGTATTGATTCTTGGCGGAATGTAGGCGGGTATTGGGAGCGTCACCCCGACAAATTAAACTTCGCTAAATTTCATCTATGTTGGTTTGAGGAACTGGCCAGCAGGATGTGCGTAAAGAATCCTATTCGGAAAGTCGATGACCTCCTGTTTGACTATCCAGCTTTAGATTCCTTTATTCCGATGGCGCCAGATTTCGACATCGTTGTGATAAATTCGCCAGGGCTTTCTGGGCAATTTACAAACTTTAACCCCGATGATTTTCGCAACCTAGTATCTAAGCTAGTTAGCAAAGGGCATCGCGTAATTACCACAGTCGCTACTGGATTATGCCCGGCATTTGATGGCAAAAATGTAACTTGGATCGGAGCCACTGCGGCCAAGGCAAAAGCCGTGATCGGTACATCCACCGGGCCGAGCTGGCCGTGCCTCAACGTTCACAACAAAAATGCCTTCCACTTGCTGTGTGCAGATACCGAGACAGTCATCTTTACCGAACGCGGCCAGATGGCTAGGAGCGCATTTCACGCCCTGCACATTCTTGAAGAGGAAGGCTTGCTGTGAAGAAGGAGCTGACTCAGGCGATGGATTTATTGGCTGCCGATCCGGCCGTCAGGTTTATAGGCTACGGGGTAAAGATAGGCGGCCGGGCAGCAGGCACGCTCAATAATGTTCTGGATTCACAACTGATTGAAACGCCTGTCGCTGAAAATCTGATGGTGGGCTTGGCTACTGGCTTGAGCTTAGCTGGACTCAAGCCTGTCGTTTTTATTGAGCGGATGGATTTTATTCTGAACGCACTGGACGGCATCGTGAATCACCTGGACGCAGCTCAGCATATTAGCTGCAATCAATTCAAACCGGCCGCCATTTTGCGGGTAGTCATAGGCAACAAAAAAAAACCGCTCTACACAGGGCCAACGCATACGCAGGACTTCACCGAAGCTCTTAGGAAAATGATCGATTTTCCAATCGTCGAATTGAAGAAGGAAAGCGTAGTCAGTGAGTATCAAAGCGCACTGCACAGATTAAGCGCCGGGACATCCACGATGCTGGTTGAGCGAAAGGATGAGTGGTGAAGCAGAACAAGTACAGCGACCTCAAAATCTTTTCGTTTCCAGATAAGATCGCCAGCTTTCGCGACGACATTATCACCGCACCCATCTACGTGCGGATTAAGCCGACGAATATCTGTAACCACGCCTGCCGTTTCTGCGTCTATTCAGACGGCACAACTCGGCCCAAGGATCGGCCTGATTTACACTTACAGGCTGGGATGCACACCAGCATGAACGAGAGGGACGTCATGCCGCGAGATAAGGCACTAGAACTCATAGAAGATCTTTCAAGCATGGGAACAAAAGCCGTCACCTTTAGCGGTGGCGGAGAACCTTTACTGCATAAAGACATCGTAGAAATTATGACTAAGACAGTTTCGTCTGGGCTGGATCTGTCCATTATTACTAACGGCCAACTGCTTGCAGGGGAAAGGGCGGAAGTATTGGGCAAGGCAAAGTGGGTGAGGATATCGATGGACTACACAAGCGCAGAGCAGATGGCGTCTAGCCGTAACGTGCCTGACAGATCGTTTGATTCTGTGATGCAGAATATAAAAAACTTTTCTAACACAAAAACGGAGAGTTGTGATCTTGGGATTAACTTTATTATTACCCGCTACAATTATGAGGGACTAGTCCCGTTCGCTAAACAGCTCAAGGATTCAGGAGTAAGTAATGTCCGTTTCTCGCCAGTGTATGTGCAGAACTTTAAAGAATATCACAACACGATTGCGACCAGAGTGAGGGAGCAACTAGCCGAGTGCCAATCCTTTTGTGATTCAGATTTTACCATCAACAC